CAGCCCTAATCTCCCGACGCATATTCAGCATTTCGTCATACGTCCCCCAGCCAAATCTCATGTTTATCATAGCGGCAATCTCTAATTCACGTTCCTTCAAAGTCTTCTGGTGAATTAGTATTTGCAAAGCTTCTTCTTCGATAGACTGACCCTGCGTAGCTCGTTCAAAAAAGGTGGGGTTCTTGCGTTGCGTTTGGGCACGGTTAATGTCAGCGCAAGCGCCATACCAACTTCCAAGTTGTTTTGATATACCTTCTAGCTCCTGAGCATGTCCGATAACTTTTTTGATGCCCGTATAAGCAGCGGAGGCTACAGCAAACGCACTTACAGGGTCAATCATTGCATAATTCCCCTATAAGGAGTTTAGAACATTTGATAAGGTGATTGTATTGCAGGTGCCGTATAGTTTCCCGGAGGGCGACTGTAAAAGTTTTCTTGTATTTGAGGTAAGGACATTACACCCTTAGAGAATTTGTCGTCTTGATAATTAGACAAGCCGTAGCCACCCTGCATTTGATTGGGAGCGTTTGCCGGAACAGGCTGGTATGGCTGTGGCTGCAATGGTGCTGCGCGCTGCGCAGCCATTTGATTTTCCTGTCCAGAGCGGTCAAACAAAGAACCAATACCCCCCATTTTTCCGCCAAAGGGACCTCCGGGGGAAAAGGGGCTAAACGGCATGGGTTGAGGAGCCGGAACCTCATCACCGGACAAATCGTCAAAAACACCGTCATTGTTAACATCCGTAGTGTCTGTTTCAAAAACTGGACGAGGATTCAAAGGTTGACCCCCCAAGGGTCCGGGAAGCTTTGGAGAAGTTATAGGCTGCGGAGTCTGTGGCGCAAAACGTTCATTCTCAAGACGCGTAATCTCCGATTGTACATCCGCCGTGTTTTCCGAAGATACGTTGCCACGAGCTAACTGACGAGCTAAATCATTGGCAGACCGACCGTCGTCACGAACACCCGCGTTGGGTTTAGGGGGTCCCATAAAACCGGGCGACGGTCTTATGTTGTCAAAGTCGGGCCTTGGCATTCCAATAGACCCCATCATGGTGGACTGCTGTTGACCCGGACGCACCTGTTGCGCGGGCATCATACGGGCATACTGCTGTTGCGCCTGCTGTCTTTGCGGGTCCATCTGCGCGGGCATCATCTGCGCCTGCCGTCCCTGCATCTGTTGTCCCATGCCCAAGCCCGGAAACCTCTGCATCGCGCTTAACATATTAGCCATAGTCTAGCACTCCAAATATCCGCCGCCCTTTACAGCAGCACCCATGCCACGGGCAATGCCACGCTTCATAGTTGTAGGAATTTTTACGTCAGCAGTCTTGCCGTAAGGAATGCGGCCCTGACCCTTGATGTCAGCGTACTTTACTGCCTTCGGGGTAGAAGCCGGAGGGGCCCCGTTTACTCTTACTTTAGCCATGCTATTGTCCTCTCTGTTTTAATAATTCACGCTCCATTGCGCTGTTTATACGTTTGTCCGTCTGTTGTTCTTGACTCTGCAAACGCTGCTGGAATTGCTGCCCGCGCATCTGCTGATTGCTCTGATCAAGCTGCAACTTAGCCTGATCCAACTGCGCGTCAGACTGTTCTGACTGCGCCTTGATCTCAAGCTCTTTCTCTTTCAACTGTACCAGAGGGTCAGGACCCTGACCCGACAACTGACCCGATTGCTCTTTAGCCTGCTGCATACCTTGCGCAACCATTTGCGCAACCATTGCCTGATACTGCATCTCATCCGCGCCCGGCGTCTGTTGCATCTGCTGCATAGCCTGTTCCTCAGACTGTACCTTAATGTGTTCCAATATATGCTTCTGTAACATCATGGCAACCGGAGGTAATTGACCAACCATCGGACTCGCACCAAACACCAAATGCGCCGTAATATGCGCCTGATGATCCTGACCCTCAAAAGCCCGTAATTGCATCTGATCCAACGCGTTGATGTTTTCTTGCGCTGGGTCCAAGGGCCGCGGTTCCTCGTCAGGAAGCTCTTTCATTATACGGTCAATGTCCGTAATGCCCAACGATTCATACATATCACGGTAAATCTCGTGCATGTTATGCAACTCAGGAGCCTGACCCGCTAACTGCATCTTAGTCTGTGACAAAGCAATCCGCTGCGCCTGACTAAATACATTCGGATTAGATACCGGTATAATGTCTACACGCTCGTCAAAATCACTGGCCATAATAGAAGCGTCGTCGCCAGCAACCGTATACGGATATTCCTGCGGTAAACTCTCAGACATTACACGCGCCAGAATCTTAAACTCCTGACGCATCGCATAATGCATGCGCTTGTGAACCGCGGACATGACCCGCGAACCCTGCTCCAACATCGCAATCGTTGTGCCAACAGCCGCGCCCTGATTGCCGTCGCCAACCTTCATGTCAGTAATAGTCGCGAACCGCTGTCCAGCCTCAACAACAAAACCTAACAAATTAAATAACGTCTGGTCAGGACCCTTAAACGGTAAAGGCATTAAACTGTCACGAATAGCACCCCCCGGTGCATCAACATCCCTAAACTCACCCGGCTGCAAGGGCTCGTCGTCGTCCCTGATTCGTAAACCGCGGGCCTTGAAACCAGCGGGAAGGTTCGACAATGTACCCGCGTCAATCAACTGCCGAAGGGCGCTGGTCGCTGTCCGCGATAAACCGCCAATGGTGTGGATCAAGCCCAAGCCGTAGAACCCAAATCCCGGCAAGAACTTAAAGTGCGTGAAATACGCAATCTTCTTCTTAATAGGATCGTCCTCAAGGAAATTACGGCGAATAGACAATACCTGACCGTTGTCCTGAGAAATCGTCACAATGTACGGTATCTTAATGCCCGTAGGCTCCCCGTCACTATCCATGTCCTCATAACCGTCAAGGTCTAAATCAACGTGGCACTCCAACAAAGTACAGTCGTAATCAATCTGACCCGGCTCTACGCCGTCAATCCGGTTGATTTCAGAATCAACGTCACTAAGCTCGCCCTGCGCAGGAATAACATCAACGTCAATGTATATACCAGCAAGCTGCTTCTTGCGTAGATCGTTTAAATCCATCCGCACAACCTGACTGATGTTTGGACAAGTGTCCAAATCAGACGTGTCATAAGGAACAACCAAGTTCTGCGCTGGAACAAACTTACTTACAGCGCGGTCCATAACCTCGTCGTAATACGTTTTCTTAAACGTGCTGCCCGCTAATGGTAAATAAAACAACATCTGATCCATGTCAGGCGTGTAATCTTCCATTACGTTCATAATGTAGTAATTCATAAACTGACGGACGCGCTTGGCCTGATCCTGCTTCTCACGGGTCTCTTTGCCCATAACATGCGTTTTTACCGGACCACTGGCGGGCAAAAGCTCATTAAACGCTTGCGCCTGAAACTGCGTGGCAGCTTCCGCCAATAACGGATGAGTCACACCAGAGGCTCCGCGAAACGGCTGTGTCCGCTCCTCGTAGTTAAACCCCAACAAATCAAGCCCGTTAGTGTACGCGTCTTCCCAATCTTGACGACCAGCCTTGTTAGAATCAAACGCGCCCAACAAATCACTGGCAATCCGGTTTAATTCACGGTCCGGCATCTCCTCCGCTAAGTTGCCGTAAAAATCTTCGTCAGCACCGCGCTGGTCCGTCGGATCAAAATCTACAACAACGCTGCCGTCGTCATCCTCAATAATCTCTATCTCAGGCCCGTCATCGTCAATGGCAAACAAAGACATGTCCTGACCGGAATCAGGTATCTCTATCTCCAATTCCGCTAATAAATCAGCCTCGTCCAACTGACTCGGAACGTTCGTATCCATTAATCCGCCAATAGCCATTACCGTCTCCGTCAATAATATACCCGCACCCTAGCAGATGTTTCCTCTTCTTGCCAATCATCTGTTGGTAACTGAACAAAGTTACCCTGACGATAACGCATCAAAGCCTGTGTTGCACTGTCTACTAAATCGTCAAACTCGCCGTTGGGAAATGCCGCCATCTCCTCTATTAACTCATCCGCCCACACCTTGTCAGGCGCATATACCATGCCAGCCTCAAACAAGGGAGACACAGAATGTAAACGCGTTATCTTGTCATTACCACGACTAGGTGTGAAATTCACTACCGGAATGCCAACCTGACGCATTTCTTGCGTCAAAGGAGTTCCACTAGCTTTCGCTTCAACTATAACGGTATCCGGCTCCCAAAACTTGTATTCCTCAAACGCAACGCGCTTTAATTCAGGAAAATCCCAGCGACCCTTCTTACTGTCTAACAAAATTAACGCAGGGGACCCACCATCTTCCTCTGGATAAAACACACCCCATGTCGTAATAGCGCTGTAATCAGCACTCTCCCGCTTACTAAACGCCGTGTCGTAACTCTGTATCACATACTGCAAGTTAGGGACCCGCTCACTTTCCCAACGCTTCCACCATTCCCGCGGCACAATCGCATTCTCCTCGCCAGTAGGATT